ATTGTAGTCTCTTAACATCTTCACCAGTTGCACCAACACTTAACTTATCTCTCATTGGTGCCTCCGCAATTTCTCCTGCTTCTGGAGCACCACCAGCAAATGCTAGCGGTTCTTTATCTCCAACACAGTATTGCCAATGCCATGCTTCATACTCTGGATTAGGCTTACCTTCTTTTGTTGGTGCACCCTGCAAATAAAAACCATACTTTGGAGCATTTTCACACATCCACTTATATCGTTTTGCATCTTGCATATTTAAGTCAATAGCTAATCCGAAGACCATGGTTTGATGTTCCAGGAGTTCCAGATGGACTCATTCCCTCTTTGAGGTACCAAACCTTGTTGTTGTATTTACGGGTAATTTCTGGGTTACGCTTTGTTTTTGCATCAGCATAACGTGACATAAACATTGAAAGCTGTGCTTCAAATGGACGATAATCCCCAATGTTCTGTAGCTTATGACCAGCTTTAGCAGCTTCGTCATAAAGTGCATTGAAGGCTTTAGCTGCCTTTACCCACATTTGACCGCCACATTTAACCTTAGCAAGCTGGTTTGGCTTAAGCTTGCCGTTTTCTACGTTTTGTAACTCTTTTGGTATAATCATTTTTTCTACTGGATGAGTCATTTTTTCTCCCTTACTTGTTTGTTTATATAGTAAATGCTTTACTTGTTTTTAAAAAGACTTGATGGGTATGTGTCATCTATCTCTTGGTATTTTAATGGGAATCTATCAAAAGGATCAATCCCATATTTAATTCTATTCATTATTAATTCATCAGATTTAAATTCATCTTTATCATATTCTGTATGAGCAAAGGATTCAATTTTATTCTTTATATTATCTTCTTCCCCTAAGAAAGAAAAGTGCCAGCCACCATTAGGTATGGTTGGCAGAGTCATTGATCGCAGCTCTTGAGGAGTTATGGATTCAAGGTGACTCTTTTTGCAAACTACAGGTCTAGCTCCTTGATTGCAGTGATCAGGAACCTGCCAATTAAAATTCCAAAAATATTGTTTTACATCTAGTCTAACTGGATCGTATTCATATTTTATACTTTCAACAGTTTTATAGTTCCAGATTTCATCTGCGTCGGAAATGATTACTAAATCATCATCTTGTATATCTAAATTTTTTAATGCTGTAGCTATAGAATTTCTCTGAAAATATTCTCTTTCCCAAGCATTGGTGCATGTGTTTGGAAAGTCAATTTTAAAACGTAGTATCTTTGGCAGCCATTTATTCATCCAATCTGGAAATGAATCAAGATAAAATGGTTTTGGTTTTCCAGTAAAAGTTTCAGAAGCTTCAACGATTAAAAAGAAATCTACAAAATCTCCCAGTTCTTCTAACCTTAGTTTTAAAACTTGTTCTTCATTATAATATGTAAAGCAATCAAATATTTTCATAGATAAATATTCTTTCATCTGAAAGCATTGAGTATTTTTTTGCTTCTATTTCTATTTTATTGTTGCGCTCTAAATGTAATTCAATTGAAGAAGCCCAGTCACCAGGATTAATTATCAAAGCGTGACCACCATGCTTAAGTATGTTTTTAACCTGATCTGCAATAAATGTATTATCATTAGTAAGTATCTCTGGATTATATCCTATGGATATAAATAGGTCAGCATAATCATACCCAGTGTATGGTCCATTGTATCCTATCTCCCAAAATGCTACACCATCAAAATACTCTCTTTTAGATCTATCAGTATGAAGGATAAAGCTTTCCATAGAATGCTCATTACTTTTCATAACTTCTCTTAATAAGAGAGAGTCGTTAACTTCACTATATAAAATGATGTTATGCTTGCGCTCAAAAATATCCCTAATAATGTGGCACAAAAAATCATAGTTCATTTTAGAGTGGCTTTCTAGCGTCCACCTTTAACCATCCCCATTCGTCACCTCTTTTAATGTCAAGGATTTCAAAACCCATTTTTTTAAAGTCATCTTCTAACATTCTGTGAGTTAAACCAACAAAATGAAAGTCAAAAGGATTAAGTTGTTCTGCAAAGAATATCTGTTGCATTCTTCTGTCACCGTCAAGGGAATCCATTGCAAGTATCTGATTGCATGCCAACAAAAAGTCTGGAACTTCAATTCTAATCATTCCACCTGGCTTTACAATTCGACACCATTCTTTAAGAACAGATTGATATTCTTTCCAGGGAAAGTGCTCCAAGCATTCTGAGTTATAAACTATGTCTGCATAGTTATCAGGCATGTCAAGTTTTCTTGCATCGCACACAACATCTACTGGCACTTGCTGTTTATTAACATGGTCATACAAAGGAGTTGGATCTATGTCAACATGTATCCAGTCTGGGCCAAGGTATGTTCTTGTTCCAATTACAACTTTAACTCCATTACCTTGAGGTATAGTTTCTAGTCTCATTTTTCCTACGTTCTTAAGGGCCAAACAGGCATCTTTGTAATATCTATCTCACCTAGAATTGGGTTAGTACTATCTCTTACTGAGAGAATTGGATCTTGCACTGACCATTCTGCATCAATCATTTTATCATTCCAAAGAACTCCAAGTTCGTCAGCTTGATTGTAATAATTGTCTACCAAATAAGTTAAGATCATATCTGTAGTAGCAGAAAAACCATGGGCAACTCCTGGTGGAATATATAATCCGAGATTATTATCTCCTGTTAAATCTACAGAATAAACTTCTCCTTCTGTTGGAGAACCTATTCTCATGTCATACAGAACTGCTCTAGCTTCCCCAAAAGGCACATACCAATAGTCAGACTGATGCAGATGGTAATGAAATCCAGCTAGAGCACCTGCAGATTTAGATGATCTATTTGTTTGTATTACTTCTCTTGCTCCTGGTATCCAATCTCTTCTATAAGATTCGGTAAAGAAACCTCTGTCGTCACCAAATTTTTGTGGCTCCACCAAGAAAGCACCTTTGATGTTTGTCTCTTGTACATTTGCACCCATTAGATTATTCTTCCTCTGTAAAAATTAGTCCATCTAGGGACTTTAATAAGATCAACTTCTCTACCCAAAGCTGCAATATATACTGTCTCTGGATTTTCATTTAGTCCTTTAAGTTCTGGCTGCGATTGATACCACTCTTCCAAGTAGATGGCACTCCAGTCTTCAAATCTAGTTACATTAGGACTGTGGTACGTGACATTCGGGCCAACGTAATACTTATTCCACTTGTTGACCCAATTAACAACACCTTCATTGATTCTATTTTTAGAAGCTGGATCGTTTGAACTGGTTGAATCATGTCGAACATGAATAGCTGGATCAGCTATCATCTTCCAGCCATCAAGTCTAAGACGAGTTTGATAATCTACTTCTTCTTGGTGACCAATCTCAGTATCAAATCCGCCAATTCGCAAGTACGCTTGCTTCTTAAGCATCCAGCAAAAGCCAACACCCCATAGTATTTCTGTATACTTAGGTCTTGGAATTTGATAAGCCCCACCATTAGGAAAGGCCATTGCGACTTCTAAGTTTGTAGCAAGATAGCCTGCAAGTTTTTCGTCCCAACCATTAGTTATTACATAGGCATCGTTGTCTAGGTAGCCAACATAATCTGTTTCTGCCCATTCTAGTATTTGATTGACTGCTCCAACGTATCCACTATTGTTATCTAAGAATCTTGGAATAATTCTTGAATCTTCACTAGCATGTCTTTCAATAACTTCTCTGACACCTGGGTCAGTTGAAGCATTATCAATAACTAGAAAACGCCAATCAGAAATAGAGTTTTGTCTCATGTTAGTGAGCATCATATTTAACTTCTCAGGATTGTTATAGCTAGCAGTACCCATATCTATTCTCATGGCTTCACCCACCACTGTCCATTTTCATGTCGGACAAATCCTATTTTCACTAACATTGGATCCCATTCCCATTCATATTTATTATTAATGGACAGGTGCATGGGAATAGAATTTCCATGCTCTGCATCGCCTATGCCAAATGCATTATTAGGAATGAATACACCATTTTTCTTTAAGCAGTTAAAAATAGCTAATGCCCATTCGTCTACGTTTACAACGTGCTCTAGAAAATCTAAAGCAACGACGCCATCAAACTTGTTTGTGCCAATTTTTGGCGCAAAGCTATCAGTGAATAGAGTTTTAATATTTAGATCAGGACGCTTATTAAATCTATGCTGGGCAAAACCGGCTGTCTTACTACCCTCTAAGTCGTGGTAAGTGGTGTTCAATCCTTCTTCAGCCATTCTCAAGCTGAGTGTACCAATGCCATCACCAATGCTAAGGATCTCTTTCTTTCCAGAATGAGCTAGTCCTAAACTAATACTTTCGCACATGCCTTTGTAGTTAAAACCATCATCTAAGTGATATGAAGAAAGCTCCCAGATATAAGTATCTGTATTTCTATACCAATTAAGGAGAGAGTTTGGATCATCTACATTGGTATTGGTAGAAGTAAAATCTTCTGCAACCATATGGTGATTAGGGTGAAACCCTAAAGATAAACGCTGTTTAGCTTTATCTAAAGTGACACCCAAGTATTCTGATATATCATTTGCCTGTGTCTCTAAGTTCATTATTTATTGTTTCCCATTCTAAATAGCATTTTTCTAAACCATACATATAATCAGTTATGTATAAAGATGTTCCATCTTCCCAAGTGGTGTCCTTGGGTCTTGCTACATTACTGGTGAAATAAGTATAGGATACTGGTTTGATTTCAGTATCTAGTTTACCATTAGAAGCTGTCTTTATGTCGCTAGCTAGAGAAAATCTTGAAGATTTTATTGGATTACCTATGTGAATAATTTTTTGATCACTTTCTTCAAAGTGAAGAGCGGTATCCCAAAGTATCATGGCAGCGTCATAAGCAAAGACTGGGGAAAAAAATCTATCATCAACTTGAAGCTGCTCTTTTTGTTCCATCATAATTTCTAATGGATTTTTTCTGCCTACATCTTGAAAAGGTCTTACTCCTATAACAAAAGTTAACCTAACTATTTTTACATTATCATGTGAAATAATAAGCTTTTCAGCAAGGGCTTTCTGCTTGCCATACCATGTGATAGGATGTGGTTTAGAGTTAGTATTATAATTAGCATTTTCTCCGCTAAAGATACCCTGTGTACTAACTTGTATTAATTTTTTATTATTATTGCTAACCCATGTAGCTAAAGTAAGAGGCAGTTTTACGTTGACATATATTGACTCATCCGGATTTTGTTCTACGGCGTCAACTACGTTTTGTCCTGCTAAGTTAATAATTACATCGGGAGAATTAGCATCAAGCCAAGCTTCTATGTCGTCTTCACCAACATTTAGTTGCGACCATTCTAAATAGCCTTTTCTTCTCGTGAAGATAGCGTCAGCCCATTCAGGCTTGTTTACCATCATGTGCTGACCTACTATTCCGCCAGCTCCTATAACAACAACTTTTTTATTATGCATTGTCTTTTCGCCACTTCCACATATTTCTCCAGTGAACCCATTGCCATAGAATCCACATCGCTAAAAATCCCGGCTTATCAAATATAATAGAGTATATTACCCAAGGTATTGAATGTAAAGCAACAATCAAATGACCTTGCCATTTTTTATTGCCCACCTGATAGCTGCCGTAAACTCCTATTAGCTCCATGGTAAATAATAACCAGGTCCACGCAGTTTCGCTCATATAAAATTGTATTCCTTTTTTAGATTTACAAAATTATATCACAAAAAAAAATGTAAATCTATTTTCTTAGCAGAAAAGAAGCGTACATTATGATGACGGTCAATATCATAATAGCTTGTATTATCATTTTAATCTGACTGAATAACTTTCATTACCAGAAAACAAAGACGCATTAGATCGTTATTAGAGATACTAAATACGTTGTCTGATCCATCTCTGGTTTTTAAATTTATTGTATGTGCAGATATAAGTTCGCCCTCTGTATTGATCATCGTAATTTCTTTGCTTACATTTATCTGATCAATCATTGGCATAAATCCGCTAAAAGATTCTTCTGTTTGATCGAACACTATTTCTTCTTTTTAGTAAAGGTTGAAACATTCTTTGGGGCCTGTCCCTTAACTCCTTGTTGTGGAGTTCCAGAGGACCTTTTTCTTTGTACTGCGCTTTTCTTTTGTGCCGGAGTCATTGCTCTAGCCTTTGCAACTGGTACACACTTTGCATACCCAGATCCACCTGCGCCAGAAGTTCCACATGGTTGATACTTACCTTTTTTTTTGGGAGCACCAATGTTGACCCATTTTTGATCAAACCATTTAGTTAATCCAACACCCTTAGGACCTGGCATTATTTTTTTCCACTTCTCGATTGCTTAGATTTTTTAGTTGGTGTGCAGTTAGGAACTAGCTTTCCGCCCTTTACCTTCATGCCTTTAGCAGAATAGCCTTTCCAACACGCCATTATTTTTTCTTTCTTAAATTTTTTTCATAATCTTTTTTATAGAAAGAACCTTTATTTTTTAAATCTTTTTCTATTTCTTTTTTTCTTTCAGAAGATTTCTTTTGCGCAGACATACTACTTTTTCTTTGTAGCCTTCTTGGTAGAAACAGTTTTCCATGTTCCACCAGCTGCCTTATACTTCTTTGCAGCCCATGCGTTAGCATAAGCTGAGGGGTATACGTCAAACTTTGCTTTAGCCTGAGACTTTGCGGCAGACCACAATTCTGGCTTAGTCGGTTTATTTACCTTAGCCATTACTTCTTCTTCTTTTTTGGAGGGGTTTTTTTTCCATCAAAAACTACATTCATTGCACCCTTAATATCCTTAAGGTAATTATTGTTATCCTTTTTGCTATTTTTTGAATATGCCATTGTTATTTATTCTTTCTTTTAGCAGAAATTTTTCTAAGAGTCTTAGCCAAATTAGCTTGACGAACAGTTCTTGCACTGTACTTGCTAGGATTTTTGGTAACCGCAGCTGCCATGCCGGCAACTGATTTGCCAGCTTTCTTAGCCTTAGCAGTAAATGCTCCGGGTCTTTTAATAGCTCCCTGAATCCATTTATTATCTTTTTTTTCTACCATTATTACTTGCTCTTCTTTTTCCCCATGATGGCCTTTTGGATAAAAGGAGGAAGTTTCTTTTGAGCAGCAGTTAATCCGTTTGCTTTTTTTGCTGCACCCTTTTTCATTGCAGGCTTCTTAGCAGCACCTTTTTTCATGCCATCACCATTCATTGCCATATCAGTACATTCCTTTTTTGCTAGAGCCTTTTTTCATGCCACCCATTTTTTTCTTAGCCATTTTTTTAGGAGCAGCTTTCTTCATGCTACCTTTTTTCATACCATCGCCATACATTGTCATAATTTTTCCTTTACCATTTTACTTTATTAGCCCAGTAGGCTGCGGACATTTTGCCCTTAGCAATATTGCTTGCGTGACGAGCCTTGAAAGACTCTCTGCGCTTTCTATTTGAAGTTGATTCTCCTTGTTTTTGAGGAGAACCGCTTACTCCTTGTTGACCAAATCGTATTGTCTTAACCTGACTTCCTGATTTAGCAACAACAACATGAGATTTTTTAGGATGACTTGGAGTACGTTTTGGTTTATTAAAACCACTAACTCCGTGCCTTGGCTAGTCTAGGATCTTTTTTTGCTGCCATTTTTTTTACCTTTATTTTTTTTAGAAGATTTATTAGTTATGTCCTTGATCTCAATGCCAAACATAGAATTGTTTTGACCCATTCTAGGACCACTAACATAGATACTTTTTTTAATAACCATTACTTCTTTTTTTCCTTGTAGGTGACAGGGGTCGAGTTCTTTTTAACACTTACCCCACCCTTGGTGATCTTGCGATATTTTGCTAATGCCATACATATATAGTAATTCTATAAATGAAAAACAAAAGCCCCCATATAGGGGGATATAAGGACTTTTGCTTTAAATGAGAGGTTTACTTCTTCTTTGGCTCAGCCTTTTTAGCTACTGGCTTATCTTTAGCAGTAGCCTTAGGTCTTCCCGCAGGCTTCTTTTTCACCACTTCAGATACAGAATCAGCTACTGCCTTCTGCACTTCCTGGATTACTTCTTCTTTAAGCTCATCTACTTTTTGATCAGCTTTTACAGCAAGTTTTTCTGCCTCGCTAATAGCTTCATCAATTTTTTTATTAAGTTCTTTTTTAGCTGGGGCTAAAGAAGTTTTTAATTTTGCTACTAATTGTTTAAACATTTAATTTACCTCTATCTCATTTAAATTTAACTGTATTAATTCGAAACCTTTAGGAACTTTTAACCCTAGCTCCCAAGCTTTTAGCTCTTGCTCTACGGTTAACAATCTTCTCTTAAGGTTTTCCATTTCTTTGTCAACTCTTTCATTCTCTATTCTACACGTTTCAAGCTGCTCACGCAACATTTCTCTTAAATTTTTTTCTTCACCAGTTAAAATTTCTCTTTCAGCATTTAAATGCTCTATTTTAATTTTATAAAATTCTATCTCTTTTTCTTTAGAGATAGTTCTTTTCTGGTGTAAAGAAGTTAAAAGGTATGTAAGTACAGAAGAGAGGGATGCTATGACAGCAATAATTACACTATAGTTATTATCCATTGGTCACCTCAGATAGATCCAAGGATAATAGTAAGTGTTAAATTATTATTTTCCCTGCTGACCTTCTTTAATTAGCATGTATCTTTCTCCAGTTTCCTTTGAAACTAAACCAAAGCCATAGGCAGCTGCTTCTTTAACAGCTTCTGAAAATGCTTCTTTGTCTGAAGCATCTAAGCCATTAAGGGGGATCGTGATCCCAGCATAAATATCTATATTTTCAAAATTACCTATGTTTATTTTTCTATTTACTCCACATATTAATACCGGAGTTGATGATACTGATATTTCGCCTGACACTAAATTTACCGCCTGTTCTATTGGGGAACCTATACTATGTTCTTGTGCACTTTGATTAATTTTGGGCATAAGCTGCTAATCCAAATCTTTCTTTTATTATATCAATTGTTGCTTGAGCCTGTTGTTCAACACTCATTGAAGATGAGTCTATTACAGCTGATGCCGAGCTTGCAAATATTTCAATCTCTTTTTCCGACTTATGAGACATCTGCTCATCGGTCATGTATACGCCATCTCTATTAAATATTCTATCTCTTCTAACTTCGGGAGAAGCATCGTAAACAATGAGCATGCTGTTTGGCAGTTTCAAGATTGCTTCTGCCTCATTTTGAAATCGAACATCTGATATTAGTATACAGTATGGTTTTTCTTCTTCTTCATCAGAGATACTTTTAGTATACTCCCTAAAGAGTTGATAAGACTTTCTAACTCCCCATTTAGCAAAGCATGCAGGATCAGATTCTCTGCATAGATCTCCAACTTCCTGAAGAAAAGATCTAGGTTTTGACCCGGCAAATGATAATGGTTTATTAGCAATAGCTTTTGTTAGGGCTACAAATGATTCGTAGTCTGGAATATTGCCAAGCGGAGAACTTCCATAAAGGTCATACAGAGTTTCATGAATGTTGAATAACTTTCTTGATTCAGAATTAGTTCCTTCTATTTTAGTTCTAATAGAAAAAAACTCATAAATTGGCATCGCAAAAAAGATATGCTCCCACACTACTCCGCCTTTAGAAGAGGCAAAGGATGCTTTTGGAACGATAGTCTCAGCTGCTGAGGTCTTGCCTGTCGCTGCCATGCCTGCTAGCCCAACTACTATTGGATAATTTGGATTGTAAATGTTTGACATGTTTCTATTATAGCACCTTATTGTTTTCTTTTTTCTTTAACTCCAATTGATCAAGAAATTGTTTTGCCAAAGCATCAGGTTCCCATACAAATTTTCTGGGAACTTGCACAATTCTAAAATTATATTCTTCTCTTATATCTTGAATAGTCATAAGTAAAGGCATCAACGCTTCGTTTTTACATTTCCATTTGCCATTTATGTGATTAGCAACAACAGCAGAGTCTGTGTATAGTATTGGATCTAAAAAATCTGACATAGAACATATTAGTAAGGCTGCTATTATAGCCTCATACTCTGCTTCGTTATTACTTCTAGGGCCTAACCCTCTAGCAAACTGTGCTACTTTTTTTCTATTTTTATATACAACTACAGCACAAGCTGCTTCTCCAATTTTCTTTTGACCCTGCCCTCTTGATGCTCCATCACAAAAGACTTCAATGTTCATATGCTTATATCAAAAATAATGTTATTTTTTTTAGCATACTCTTTGAGTCTTTTTTCTCTTGATGGAGAATCAGCAAAGTGAGTTGTAGTCAATAAGTATCTTTGACCGTTGTATTCTATTTGAGTTGGGAAATCTAATGAATCTCTTTTTAAGGAGAATAATTCATCAGGGGAATTGACGGACTTATATTGTCCAATAAACATATTTTTCATCAGTATGTACTAAAGTCACTTTCTAGGTATGATCCTTTTTCTTCTCTAGAATAAGCTATTTGCATAGACTGCATCTTGTCTATGAGCTTTCTAGCTGACTCTGAGGCTATTCTTGCTGCACCTTCCATTGATTCAGCTAACTGAACAATTGATTCTGCCGTAACCATTTCAGTATACTGTTCTTCTGCAGCTTCAAGCGCATTAGCTTCTCTCTCAGCTTCATTCTTCCCAGTTCTATTTGATTTATAAATCTTCTTATATCTACCTTCGCAAAGTTTATGATGCGCTCTAGCCATGCCTGCAAATCTAGTAACTCTACCATACACGTTTGAGGTTCTAGCTACAAGTGAGGCTAGATCAGCCATTGTCATATCGACAATATCTATCTCTGGAATGCTAACGAAATATTGGTCGGCTAAATCACCAGTTCCATATGCGCTAATGATTTCTGTTATCTGTGGACTTAAGAAGTCTGACAGTAACTGATTTAATTTTTCAATCGATTGAATGTTCATTTTTACCTAGCTTAAACATCTTAATAAGGTCTTCCATATTGTTCTCTATTATAGCATCACGTATTTTGATTTTCACCTTTGAGATGTGTTCTCTTACAGTATTGGGATGTTCGGTTATAATCTGAGCTATCTCTGAGGATTTTTTTCCATCAACAAATTTCCATTTTATTAATTGTCTTTCTTGAACAGTAAGCCTATTGTATGGGGCATGGCAATCTTCTCCCATGACCCACATCTCATTGACCTCCTGAGTGCCCAGCATGTCGTCTATGGAGTACTCAACTGGAGGAGCTTTAAACCCTGGCTTAGCATCACTATCATCATCTGATGAATTGTCCTCATCAGATAAAAGTGGGAAGGACTTTCTGCCAAGTTGATCAATAAGAAATGTGTCAACATTTTTCTTTAATAGATAAAAAAAATAACTATACAAAAAACCACTAAACGGAATAGGTCCTTTTTCAGAATCCCTTCTTTGGTATCTAGTAATACATTGGAAGAATGTAGTATTAACTGTCTGTCTTACATCTTCTTCGTCACCATATCTTTTTGCCATATAAGTAATACCGTCGTAGACATTCGTTTATGTGTTTGTATCCAGCTTGATTTAATTGATTTTTCATTAGATTAAATCTAACAAAACTATCTTTAACAAAGAGCGATGTGAATCTCCTAATATCATAGTCAGATAGGTTATATTTTCCATAGTATAAAAGTGTTACATATTTTGTTAAAAAGTTATTAAACACTTTAAGTAATTCATATTGAGCGCTTGAACTTCCACCCTTTGCTTTAGCGATTAAATCTTGCATCTCGTCTTCACTTAACGTATAATATTGTTCCTTATAAGAGGCCATTTACTTTCCTTCCCAATTGGGTATCTTATCAGCATAAAAAAATCTAATGTCTTCATAAAAGATAACCTTTGGTATTTCAATCTCTGCAGCAAATTTTTTTCCATCAGTTGAATATTTACTAATAATAAAAGTAAGCTTACTGAATTCCTCTTCATAATATCTTTTAAATCTTTTAAGTTTTATCTTGCTTTTTTCATCTAAGTAGCCTTTTAACTCCACCCATTCAGTAGTTTTGTTTACGTAAAAATCTGGAGTATAGGCTTTTGTTCCTCTTTTAATTGGAAAAGGAAAAACAACCGGCTCAAAATCATATTTAATATTATATATCTGCAGAATCCTGGCGAAGTTTGCTTCCCAGTTAGATCTAAAACTGCCACCTAAGTCAGGTCTATAGCCCGATTTAGTATTTTTATACGCATTCCCTTTACCACTAATTTTTTTAGCGGATTCATTTTCTAATATTTCTTTATCAATGTAATCATTTTTAATTTTAGAAAAGTTAGGGTGTTTTTTTAATTTAGATCTATCCAAAAAAAACTCTTGTGGAGTTGTTATTTCTGGCTGCTTCATGATAACCTCTATGTCCTTAAGTCATAATAATATTATACTTTACAGGAAATAAAAATACAAAAAAAATTATCAACAGGTTGACAAACCACAAAATAGGAGATATAGTATCACTCATGAACACACTAAACACTATCATCAATAGCATCAATCAGAACATCAACGAGAACGTCATTGACGAACTCAGCAAGGTGGGCTTCAGCCACAAGGAGGCAACAAAGATTGTTGTCGAGAATAACTTCTCACTTGTAGAAGACAGCTTGTCTAACCCAGTTGAAGCATTCTGATCCTAACTTAAACTAAGCTTACTGGCCAGGGGTTCATCCCCTGGCCTTTATGCTTTACCCATTCTTTTTAGTCTGCTCAGCCCAGTAGCACATACTCCTGATTTACCATAGTCACAGAAGGTGCAATTTCTTTCATTTGAAGTGGGGTTAAACGAATTATCCTCTACAATTTTATTAATATTACTAAGTAGATTTACCTTTACTTGCTCTATATCTTCTGGTGAAAATGTGTGTGATTTTCTTTTACCAGATCTTAAGTAGTAAAGCTCTGCCCTAATTGTTTTATCCGGAAAAGCTGTTGATACTGCTAAGGCGTATATGCCAAGCTGAAGATTGTTTGGAAGATCCTTTTGAGTAACTTCCCATTTTCCGGGTCTTGTAGTCTATTATATTTATAGTATCTTCATCATAAAAATCTATTCTATCTATATATCCATTGATGAGATAGTTTCCTAATACAAAACTAAAACCAAATTCTTTATCATAAATATTAAAAGTATCACCAGAATGTTTATCATAAAATTCATCAAGTATTTCTGAACCAACTTGGATTAAGTTATCTGGTATGATTCCGGTCGGATCATATGAAGAAATTTGCTTGACGTATTCACCCTGAAGCTCGTTTACATCCATCTGCTTATCGTTGTCTAGGCATTCTTCTAGGACAGAGTGTACAATGTTACCAAGTACAGCAGCATCGTTAAAGGTTCTCGGCTCTTTTTGTACATAAGAGTAGAAGTACTTTGAGGGACACATCTTATATGTATCTATTCTTGAGTAGCTAAAATCAGTTAATGATAATACCTGGAGAGGATCCAACTCTTTGATGGTCCTTACTTTAATTTTGTTCATCTTTTCCATTCGGGCTATATATCATATTTCCATTTTCATCGTATTCGCAACCAGATTCATCAATGGTATGATTATTGTATTTGTTTTTAAAAGAACCTTCACCAACTGGAATCCAGCCTGTTTTTCCTATTTCCATTTGATCATATTCATTATATGGCCAGCTCATAATCGTCTCCTATTTAAAATCTAATTGGCATTCGATAATCTCATCTATATTGATATAGTAATTTAATGCCATATATAGATCATTTAATTCTTTTTTAGAGCAATACAATCCAGCGACTCCGATTTGTAGAAAATAATTATCTACTTGTGAAGAGCCGTCACCATACTCTATTAGCTTAACATTACCTTTTATAACTCTTCCGTTTTCAGATTTCATTAATCCTCATCTACTATTGCTATAGGGTTCCATGTTGGGTCATCTAACTTCTCTCTCATGTCTCCAACGTAAGAGTCCCAGTCTCTTTCATCTTCAGTCTTTTTTACATATTTAACTTCAGCCTTAAAAGGATTACTCTTAAATTTAGTTAATATCAAGCGACCTTCTTTTGTTCTCCATCTAAGAACTCCGTTTTTACAATCGCAAAAATCATCTGGGTCTGGAAGAACCTTAAGCTTTGGATCATATCTTCCACTGCAGTCTGAGCATTTTGAATAACGACCTTTATCTTGACATCTATTGCAGCATGAGCAAAATGTCCAACAAGATCTATTTGAGGGGTTAATTACTACTTGACTTATCATATCCTATCCTAGTCCAACTATTGATCTTAAAGTTTTTTCTACTTTTGTAGAAGTAGTTTTATTGAATTTAAATGTATATTTTTTATTCTCATCTAGCATTTCAAGAAATACTATTGATGAACCATTTGCATTATTAATTATATCATAAAGCGACTGTATGATTTCATTACTTAACAGTGTATTAGATCTTAAAAAGATAGACTTACCACCACTTAAAATAGAATGATCAACTTTTTCTGATGAAGAGTATATAACTTTTACGGCAGAATTTTCTTCATCTCCTTCTTTTGCAATTGAGCCAGACACAATGATTATGTCCCCCTCAGAGAAGAAGTCATCTGGAATATTTTTTGCTTCTTTTGGAAATACAATAACTTCTATTCCTGAAGTAACATCATCTATATTCAGCTTGAACATCTTCATGCCTTTTTTGGTTATCATTTTTTTAACTGAAGTAATGATCCCACCAATTTTTGTTTTAGAACCAGCATAAAGATCTGATAGTTCAAATATTTCGGAATCTATTTTTGGTCTTATGGAATCCCAAATTCCTTCGATAGGATGCCTAGATACATATATTCCTAGTTCATTTTTTTCTCTTTCAAGAATTTCTAATTCTTTTCTTCTACTAATTTCTATTTCTTCATTAATCTGAAACAGTTCATCGAATGCACCTGCTGCACCAAGGTGTTCTAATGTAGATTTTTTAAGAACAGATGTATCAGATCTTCTAAAGAAGTCATGCATAGATGTATAAGGATTGTCTAAGTCTCTACAGGATATTATTGCATCAGCAATTGAAGGTCCTATTCCATTTATAGCTGATAGACCAAAGAGAATCTCAGAGTCAGACACTACGTCAAAGTCATGAAGTGATCTATTGATTGATGGAGGTTGAACTTTTATATTTGTTTTTCTACAGTCAGAAAGATATACGGATGACTTATCTTTATTTCCCGCAACAGAAGTTAAAAGAGCTGCCATGTATTCTGCTACGTAGTGAGTCTTTAGGTATGCTGTAACATAGGAAACCATTGCATAGCTTGCTGCGTGAGCTCTGTTGAATCCGTATCCACCGAAATATTCGATATCAGAAAATATCTTGTTGGCTTTTTCTTCAGATATATCTGAGTTTGAGATGCATCCCTCAACAAATTTTCTTCTTATCTTTGCAATTTTGTCCATCTGTTTTTTGCCAATTACTTTTCTTAGGTCATCAGCTTCGGAAACAGTAAAGCCAGCTAATGCTCTAGCAACAGCTAGGACGTCTTCTTGATATAACATGATCCCAAGAGAGTCTTCAAGAGCTATTTTCATAGAAGGATGGTCATAATTAATTTCAGACCTACCATGCTTTCTATTTATGTAAAGCTTATCCATTCCAGAGCCCATTGGACCTGGTCTATACAAGGATATAAGAGCCATGATATCCTTGATATCTTGCGGCTGAAGCTGGACCATAAGCTGTCTCATGCCAGAAGACTCAAGTTGGAATACTCCTATAGCATTACCTTTACATAGCTCCTCAAAAGTTCTTTTGTCATCGAGAGGTATTTTTTCTAGGTCAATGTCAATTGACTTTGTTCTCTTTACAAGCTGAATACATTCATCTATAACGCCTAGGTTTCTTAAACCTAAGAAGTCAATTTTAAGAAGTCCACATTGTTCTACTCTGCCCATGTCCCATTGAGTAACCATGGGTGAGTCTACACCCTTTTGCATTATGGGAAGATAGTCGGTTAGTGCGTCTCTAGATATAACCACTCCAGCTGCATGGACTCCAGTTTGTCTGACTAAACCTTCAAGACCAAAAGCTGTATCTATTATTTTTTTACTATCTTCATTGGAATTATATTCAGAACTAAACTCTGCTACTTCCATGCACTCTGTAAGACTTTTTGATACACCTAAGACTGGTGGTGGAACAAGTTTAGATACTCTATCTCCCCCGGAAAAATCATATCCTAAGGCTCTTGCGGCATCCCTAATAGACTGTCTTGCTCCAGTCCTATTGAATGTACATATGTGGGCTACGTGATCTGTTCCATATTTTTGACGGGCATACTCTATAACTCTATCTCTATGCCTATCGTCAAAGTCTAGGTCGATGTCTGGCATTGACTTTCGGCCCTCGACAAGAAATCTTTCAAACATAAGACCAAACTTAATTGGATCTAGATTTGTTATGCCAAAAGCATAGGACAATACACTGCCAGCAGCAGATCCTCTTCCCCATCCAACTCTAATATCATTTTCTTTAGCCCATTGAACTAAATCAGATACAACTAAAAAGTATTCTGGGAAACCCATTTCCTTGACAACTCTAAGCTCATAGTTAGCTCTGTCTAAAACTTCTTGCGACAGATCTTCACCATATCTTTTTTTTAATCCATTCCATGCCAGTCTTTCAAAGTATTCAGTTGAAGACTCATTTGTTGGTATAGGAAAGTTAGGGAAATGTATTTCTCCAAATTTAAGATTAACATCTACCATGTCGTTTACATGCATGGTATTTTTAAGATACTCTTCTGTAAAAACTTTAGCCATTTCGTCGTAAGACTGTAGGTAAAATTGATCACCAGAAAAAGAAAATCTATTTGGTGTATTTATGTTGGAGTTAGTTGCTACGCATAGCATTATGTCATGAGCATGTGCGTCGTCTTGATGTACGTAATGACAGTCTCCGGAAGGAACAACTTTAGCACCTATTGAATTAGCTATCTTTATTAGATCTGGTATGATTCGTAGCTGCTCTTCTATTCCATGGTTTTGAATTTCTATGAAATAGTTTTCTTTACCTACAATATCTTGCATAGAACTTGCATGCATAAGCGCAGTATTATAGTCTTTTCTCAGGAGTGCTTGAGAAACCTCTCCATTCAGACAGCCTGATAATACAATTATTCCATCAGAATGTTGAGAAATTAATTCATGGTCTACTCTAGGCTTAACATAGAACCCCTCAGTAAAAGCTCTAGAGGACATTTTAATTATATTGTGATACCCAGTATTATTCTTTGCAAGGATAGTTATATGATATGGACCTCTTTGTTCCCATTCATTTTTTGATTTACCAGCTCTTTCTTCTTCGTCTCTATCTAAACGAGTTTTTCTTGCTTGATAGAATTCAGAACCTAATATTGGCTTAACTCCACAGCTCATTCCGGCATCATAGAAATCTAGCCATGAGTGGATATTGCCATGGTCGGTCGTAGCTAACCCGACCATGCCAAGATCCTTAGCTCTATTAAGGTATTGCTCTACGCCACCATGTCCATCTAGTGTAGAGTAAACAGTGTGGTTATGTAGGTTAGTCCAATTCTTCAACTTATTCCTCTACTATTATCACTTTGTCCTAAGGCTTGATTTCTTGTTTCCCTATAGGTTATTATTACAACTCCACCACAAAATTTACACGGTACATTCTTTCCTTCTTGTGCAAAAGGGCTCCTGTACATGTACTGTTCTGGCTGGTCTGAATGGCACTCACTACAAGTTCCAATAACATCTTCATCATTTTCAATCATTTTTTTCTCCTTTCTTAACTATTTTATATGCGAATCTAATTGGCGATGGTTCATTCTTGTCATTTGTCTCAACAAACTTATCGCCTATCTTTACCCACTTTTTCTTATATTCCAATGAGCAGTCTCCACAACCAACGCCGGCTGAGTTAGCTCTAGCGCAGGTATAGGGTCTTCCTCCTATCCCTATTTCTCTTCTTTTTATCCAGTCTTCTATGTGAGCAGAAGACTTCTTGGGATTATAATCGTCACACTTTGATAATACTTCATGTAGATATTGTACCGATTCATCAGTGTAAGTTAATATAGAGCAAAGAAATAGTCTAGACTCATGATCGATATGATGGTTTTCAGTCGCTTCTTTTTCTATTCTAGAAAATGCTGAGCAGCTGTTTAATAAGTTTTTTTTATCAAAGACTTTATTTCGATCATCAAAATTAACCCTACCATTTGAACCAAACTCATTAAAATAAGCTAATACATCCTTTGGCTTATTCTTTTCTTCTTCCATTTGATAAGAGTACTGCCTAAACCATTCGTTAGCAGTAAAGTTAAACTGTTGTTCAGGAATAGAATTGTCCTGTAACACAGAAGAGTATTCCGTTATCGATTCTATGTCGCTGAATAAAATTTGTTTACTTAATTTAGTTTTAAAAAGACCAGTATCTTGGTGTTTAGTTCCAGGTAATCTCCACATTCTTCTGGCATCGTATACAGAAAAGTCTAAAGAATTTAAGTTCAGACTTACTGATAAGTCTTTTGCTATATATCTATATAAGGTTGGAAGTCTATTTGATGGATTTATGCCCAAAGCTAAAGCTTCACATTCAATATGGAAACCTTTTTTACCTGTGTAATAAACTATTATTGATTCTTCTGGTATAAAATTTAACAAATGAAGATACAAAGTTTTAGCTTCTTGCCAAGAAATACTTATGTCGCTATTGTCTATATCGAAATATAAAGAACCCAACCTAGTAGCCTTGGAAAGATCTTGATCATCAAAATGCCAGATAGAACTGTATATTCCGGTATTGTCATACTTGTCAGAATACTTTTTAATTACATCTACATCAAGAAGAATTGGAAAGTCATTTTTCTTTTCTCTAATGACTCTTTTTAGTTGTGGAATGTATCTAGCTATTTCTAAATATCTCCACTTATATGTGTACTTAGATGGATCACTTGATATTTTCATGGCAATTTACAACTACCTTCTTCATTTCCTGAAGTAAATAAAACATATCTCTGACTATTCTTTATCTGATCTGAAAAAGACCTATAGTAAACTGACTCTTCTATTAGGTAGTCTAGGCTGTCGAGTACAAAACTTCTAATTAATACTCTATCTTTAATTATATCTTCCATCGTTCTTCTATTATATCTTCACCATCAACAATATAGTGAACTTTTGATGCAACATTATCAGATAAGTGAACAATTATATCTAAATACGTAATTGGCACGGTCTCTGGAACGGGAGACCACGGCCCTAGATGGCATCTAACTAATCTAAGAATCGATTGAACAGTTTCCTCTGGGACAAATAGGGTAGAAGATTGTGCTTCTCCTGCATATTTTTTATCATACTCTTGACACTGTTGAACGAATTTTCCAACAGTATAGGGATGCATTGGGTCATAAAAAAAATGCTTTTTATCATTATCTAAAGTACCCTTAGTTATGTCATGCAGTAAGCACGCAGCATAAACAAGATCTCTTTCTTCTGAAGATAGAGAATAAGAATCTGAAATTATTTTAGCTGTTCTAACAACTCTTTTTGTATGAAGAACATTTCCCCCAGAATTATGTTCATCACTAGGATGATACTTTCCAGAGAAGCTTGATGGTATAGTCCAAAAGCCATCTGCTCTTAGCAAGATTGATTTAACAAAACTCTTAATATTGCTATCTGATATCATTTCTATTTCATGAAATAAAGGTTCAAGTATTTTTGATTCCTCTTCAAGAGAAATTGAATCTGATTCTTTATTTAAAATTTCATCTAATATTGAATCTTTAGCCAACTTTAAACTTCCCAATCTTTCCAGTTAGAACAAGGTTTATCAAAAGGACACTTTTTGCAATACGAGGTTAGACCTCTTCTTGGCACATACTTGTCATCCTCTTGCACAACGCTACACCAATACTTCAAAGCTTTAGTATCATCTTCATTTAACTCGTATTCAGAAAATTTCTGAGAAGAAGACAGTAAGTCGTAGTGACCGAATCTTGTTTTACTTATTTTAGTTGGAAACTTATGTTTAAAAGCTTCATAAAGTATAGAGAAGTCCATTTGATAAAGAGATGTATGTGAATTCCTAAAGTTAAAAACCCACTTGTAAACAAAGTACTCATTGTTTTCAAACGTTATTAAATCAAATTTACTATTAATTTTTATAGACTTATCTAATGGTAGATAGAATTGTTGGTCAATAGCTATTGGTATAGCATTTGATTCCGAATGTTTATTGTAAAAGTCAAGCAGTGATGCAGAAGCTCTAGATGTAAAGCTGGCTGTGTTTCCGTAGAAACTTTCATGCTGCTCATGTATTATGTCATAAGCTGTTGCATCTTTACTGAACCACAACTTCTCCCACCTATTTAAAAGGGATGCATAAGAAGGAACTATTCCCCCTTGTTTTTTATAGAAGAAGTAGTTGATAACACTTTTAAGTGTATTCTCAAATCTTGCAGTGATTAAATCTCTGCTCATAATTGTCTCAGGAAGTTTTTGATCGTGCCTATAACTGTAAAGTAAAGCGCAAGTTTGATAATCCTTAATTGCTTCTATTGTTAATTCTTTCATATGTCAAAATCGCTATCGTCTAATAGTTCATCTAAAAGAGAACTTGTGTCGTAATCATTTTCTGTAACTGGTTCATACTCTTCATATACTTTTCTTGAATCCACATATCTAACCAAGGGAGGATTATAAAGAAAGCTTGATCCGGTTATTCTATTCTTTGGAATTTGCAGCTGCATTATATTATCATCTTCAGAGTCGTCACCACTAATTAATTTTTTTTGTGTGATAAATATTGTTACAGCACACTTTTGTTGTATAGCTAAAGAGCCACCAGTGTCAGATTGTTGTACAACTTCTCTTTTTTCTTTCATTCTATTTGAGTTTTCTTGAGCTGTAATAATAACAACACAATTCATATCTCTAGCTAGCTTTTCTAGCTTAACCATCATCTCTTCAAACTCGCCCCACCTAGGCTTACCTTTGCCACCCTTTGTAAACATAGACTGTATCGTGTCTATAACTACAACGTCAGGAGTCTTGGCATAGTCAATGATATCTCTCAACCACTTTTCAAGGTCCTCAAAGTATGGAGTCTCAGGGTCATGTCTAACAAGTAACCTATTTCCCCATTGGCTTAATTTATCTTTAAACTTACCAAGGTAATAAGTCTTCTGATCCTCAGACCAATTCTCTGACTCCGCATAGACATTTTTGCCAATAATCTGAGTCATTAAGATTCTCTCCCAGTGACCAACAGCCTCTTCAAAGTTTACATACAAAGCCGTATATCCACACTCTACCCAGTTATTCACTAGGCACTTAGCGAACGTGCTCTTACCTTTGCCTGAGGCAGCTATGATTGCGTGTACAGCGCCCTTATAGAACCCACCGTCATCTGTGTACCCCATTGCTCTATTAAGAGCTTTAAACTGCGTTGGCAGAAAGCTGGGAATATTTAATAGATCTTCAGCCCTATTAGAGATGTCGTTTGCTGTTGTAAGTTTTTCCAAGGGATCATAGTTAACGCTATTTTCTAATTCTTTTATTTCTGATGTAAGTAAATTGATTCTTGCTGTATCTTTTTCAGATTTAACTCCCTTTTGAGACAGTATATGCTGAAGTTCTTGCAGGTAGTCAAGCTGCTTTTTTTTGTTAGCTTTGTACTTTACTATCTGAATAACTGACTCAACAGTTGAAAGCTCAATGGATAAAAGTAAGTCCATCATAATTGAAACGCCAGCGTTTCCGCCAAGACCTTCTCTTATGTCTGTTTCTGATTCAAGCCAATTTTTAAAACCTACAGGATTTACCATAGATAGCTGAGTTACAGAATGGTATGCAAGAAGTGCTAGGTAAAATTCATGAACACCTTTTTGACCATGATTAATCCCAACTATATCTGGAGCAAGCTCGTTTGCGAATGCAGATATAGCACCATCTTCTCTTAAAGAGAGTGCAAATATCTGATACTCAATAGGTATGTCAGAATTTTCTTCAAGAACTTCTGTTACCATTCTTTTTTTCATCCTTAATTGCTCTGTAGATTTTCTTACGTTCTTCGGACTTTTTCTTTTTCATAGATTTATAAAAGTCTGATTCATATGTATTATTTTTTACCTTCTGCTCTTTGATAAAAGGTGAATCTTTTATCGCCTGCAGCATTCTATCAAATACAGACTGTTCTGTAAGCTGATCATTATACCTAAAAACAACTAATGCAATGCCTTGTTGTTTACACATTTCGGCTTTTTTTGTATCTCTTTTTTGAGCTTCGTAAAAATCATATTTTGATTCATAGAATCTAGCCGTGTAATAAAAGTGCTGTCTACCATGATATTCGGCTGCTAACTTATAGGTGGGACAGTAGATATCAAGTCTTAATTTATCTTCTAAATAAAATTCATTTATTATTTTTTCTCCCGGAAGGAGTTTTTGCATCATGAAAGTAAGGGAGGACTGACCTCTAGACATTTTTTTTCTAGAGTTTTTCAACCAAGACAGACCAAGTTGGTTAATCTTTTGGTTTACTTTATTAACAGTCCAACCTACTTCTTTTGCTATGTCAGATATACTAAGACTACTTTCAAAGAGTAAATCTACAATTAGCTCAGTATCGTCTTGTTCTTCTTCCCAGTTACTTCTTGTCATATCTTTTATTAGGGTATTTATTACCTTCATCTTTTGTAAATCTTGGTCTATCCATATTTAGATGGAACTTTGCCGAACTGATAAACTTGCCAAAGTCAATTATTGACACATTCATAGTTTCCCATATCTTGGGTGCAATAGCAGTTGCCAACAGTGGGCAATCAAGTATGACCGCATCTACGCCATTTTCAAATTCACTTATCTGAGCAACAATAGAGTCAAGCTTATCATAGTAATTATTGTAAGGCACTGTGATTACGTATTGGTTTTGTCCAAAAATCTTTTCAACAGTTTTTTTATCATGGAATGTTAAAATAACATTCTTAGAATCCCTAATATAGTGATTGATAAATATGTCAATTACTTCTTTTTTATTAGAAAAAAAGTGCTCAAACATACCAGCATCATAGTATGTAGAGTTACTACTTAAGCCTATGCTATTAAGTTTTCCAGACTCTATCTCGTTAGAGAATTCAAGAGGCAATGCTTTCAAGAAGTTTTCATCTTCAATCGACATACATTTGGAAAGTGACTTTATAAAATATCTAGGAGGTTTTTTCTCCGAAGTATTTAGAGCTGCACCAATTGCAGATCTTGATATGTTTACATAGGCAAACTTATTCTTTCTTTCAATTTTTTCAGTAAGAGCAATGATTGACTTTACTGGATCTAAAATTTTATTGACGTCTTCCATTTTATATACCGAAATTTTCCCACTGGATTAATACTGGATTAGGATCTACTATAGAATTGATATGGTCAATTTGATGGAATTTTCCGCCATCTAAATTTGAGTATCTTTCATACTTGCTTTTTTTGTCTTCATCATAAGTATAACCTAAGTGCTTCATGATTAGACCAGAGTGAAGCCAATAGTTTCTGTTTCCCATCCATTGAGAAACATAAGTTGGCTCGGACCCACATGCTAAGGCCTTGTTGAGAAAGCCTGCATTTTCTTGAAATCTAAAAATTCTAGATGAATTATTAGGAGCCCACAACTTGTCGACTCTGTAATGAGTCTCACTCCACATATGATAAAATCTAACATTTACAACATCAAATTCTGACCTAGATAAAACACTTTTTATATCTATAGAATTAATATTGTTTATGTCAAAAAGCATTTCGTCACAATCAATTGCAATTACCCAGTCTCCAGGAGAAGCAAACTTCTCTAAGTTGCCCCAGGCATTTGCTCTTAATCTACCCTCATGAGTTGCAAAAAGAGGCTCTGGAGTAGAGAATACCTCTGCGTACTTTGCAGCTATATTTGGAGTATCGTCGGTTGAGCAGTCATCAGTAAAAATTATTTTATCTACTTGACTTGATATTCTTTGTAAAACTTCTTCTAAGAATCTAGAAGATTCGTTTCTTCCTACCATTTGAGCGTATATCATATTTTTCCTTTAAATGAATATAGGGGAGACCACATAAGCAGTCTCCCCTATAGTTAATAAAATTATTAGGCTTCGATCTGCTGGCGTGCTTCCACTGCAGAGATGCGCTCAATTTCAACGTCATGGAACATGACTTCACCAGTTACGCTGCGTCGACCAGCAGCAAGCTTCTGGGCATCGCTCTTGTTGTTGGCACGGACAAGTGTAGTTGTAGTAACAGTAAAGTACTTGAACTTGTTATCTGACATTTTTATTTCCTTTTCTATTTTGTTGGATAATGTACTGCGATGTATTCTATCGCATCTTGCAGATTGTCTGCAAGTTTGGTTGCCATATATTTCATATATATGCGATCTTTATATTGATTAGCACACATAACAACTGTGGGCTGGCCATGGATTTTTGCCCATGCCAACTCAAAGTCAGTTCCTATGTATGCTCTATCTTCTAACATGTATTCTACCAGCAAAAGATCTGATTTCTTCTGCATAAACAAATTTTTTTGTGCAATTTCTTCCGGAGACATTGAATAGTCTTCTGGTATAGATGTTGGATCCAATACAGAATAACCACGTTGATCTAATAAAAATGTAGCTTCCTTACGCCAGCTTGTTGCGTACTCGCCTACATAATCCATTGCACCTGATAAGAATATTGTTACACTCATACTGGCCAATGATACTCTAAATCTGACGGATCGTCAAAATACTGAGAATAATATTCATAATCTTTTCTAAGAAGATTTGATCTATGTGAACGATGAAATTGATCATTACCAAACCATGATGGCAGAACTATATTACTGCTATCTACTTCTTCAAATACCATATTGTTTTTATA